AGTGCCACAATTGCCTAACGTTAACGTATGGCCATCACCAAATTCACCAGGAAATCAGTACACTTTGGTATATTGGAGACTTCGCAGAATACAGGATGCTGGTACAGGTGTTATAATCAATGATATTCCATTCCGATTTATTCCGGCTATGGTTGCTGGTCTTGCTTATTATATTGCTGTAAAAGCGCAGGGCACAGATCCTAATCGCATTCAAATGCTTAAAGCAGACTATGATCAGCAATATGATTTAGCTGCACAAGAAGATCGTGAAAAAGCACCATTGCGTTTTGTGCCTAGAAATATGTTTTATTCAAGGTAGTTATTATGGCTAATGATAAAAAAATAGATTTAAATGATCCAAAGTATCAAGGCTATCAATTTGATGGAAATACTTATTGGACTGAGCCATCTTTATTAGACAAAGTAAAAATAAAAACAGAAGATTATGCTAGTAATGCAGCTCAAAAAATACTTGATTCTTTATATGATTTATCAACTTTTGATGGAAAACCAAAAAAAGATAAAGTTGAATCAAAGAAAAAAGGTGGAAAAGTCCGTGGTCATGGCATTGAAACTAAAGGTAAAACCAGAGGTAGGTTTGTTTAATGGCTACAAAATATGCTAGTGGCAAACATTCAATTGCTGAGTGTGACAGATGTGGTCAGCGATATAAGTTAAAAGAACTTAAAAAGCTTACTATTAAAACCAAAATGGTAAGCATTAAGGTATGCCCAGAGTGTTGGGAGCCGGATCAACCACAATTACAATTAGGTATGTATCCTGTATTTGATCCACAGGCTGTTCGTGAACCACGCCCAGATGTGAGTTATCAAGTATCTGGCACTACCGGCTTACAAACAAATCCTTATGATCCTACAGTAACTAATACAGATGCTTATGGATATTCACAGGATGGTAGTAGGCAGATTCAATGGGGCTGGGCACCAGTAGGTGGCGCAAGCACATTTGATACAGTATTAACACCAAATTACTTGATACCAGTAGTGTTAATTGGTACAGTAACGATTACAACAACTTAGGAGTTTAACATGGGTTTCAGAACAGCAGCAGGTGGTATTAACACCAAAGGTAAAACTAAGGGCACAAACCTTGGTGATTCAGGTCCAACCGTAGCAATTGAAAGCGGTGCAAAAGGTAAAAAAGGCGCATCATCTGTAACAGGTGAAGCAATGAAGAAGATGGGTCGTAACTTAGCCCGTGCTAAAAACCAAAGCAAATAATCATGGCTAAGAATAATCTACCAGCATCAGATTATGCAAAGCCACATGGAGTGAACATGGAAGAAAATAAACGTGGGTCTAAAGATCCAAACAAATACTCATACGATGAAATTGATTCTGAATCTCCAGCAATGGATGTAAGCATTGGTTTTAAAGGTGAAAAAGTAGAATCTGAAGGCATTACTATTCGTGGTGTCGGTGCAGCTACTAAAGGCACTAAAGCTAGAGGCCCAATGGCATAATGAATTACGTTCAGTTACAGCAAGCAATTCAAGACTATATGGAGTCTACGGAACAACTTTTCGTAGCTAACATACCACGTTTTGTTCAAGAAGCGGAAGACAGAATTTATAACTCTGTGCAGATCCCTGCTTTGCGTAAAAATGTAACTGGTAACTTTACATCTAGTAACCAATATTTAACATTGCCAACTGATTGGCTCTCTACTTATTCTTTGGCAACAATAGATTCCACTGGAAACTATTCATATTTGTTAAATAAAGATGTTAACTACATTCGTGAGGCATTTCCAAATCCAAATGCAACTGGCATGCCAACGCATTATGCTCTTTTTGGATCTTCTATCAACAATATCAATGACTTAACATTGATTGTTGGCCCAACGCCAGATCAAAACTATAGCACTGAATTGCATTATTTTTATTATCCACCAACTATTGTGCAGGGTGAAATATCCACAGTAGGAAGCCTTGCAGCCGGCTCTTTATATGCATCTGGAACTTATTATGATGTGCCATTAATCTATGGTACTAGCTCTGTTAAAGATGGTAGTGGAGCAACGGCTGATATTGTAGTTAACTCATCTGGATATGTAACATCGGTTACTATTACTAATGGCGGTCAATTCTATACGGTTGGTGATGTATTAACTGCAAGCAATACATATTTAGGTAATTCAGGTACAGGCTTATCATTTACTGTATCTGCTGTGACTAATGCAACTGGCACTAGCTGGCTTGGTATTAATTTTGATCCTGTATTGCTTTATGGCTCATTGCGTGAAGCTGCGCTGTTTCAAAAACAAGAGCAAGATTTTATTACTGATATTGAAAACAAATATCAAGAAGCGCTTGCTCAGTTGAAACGTTTAGGTGATGGTCTAGAACGTGGCGATGCTTACAGAGATGGCCAAACAAAATTAAGGGTTAAATCCTAATGCCAATTACCCAAACAGCAACAACTATATTTAAAAACAATGTATTAAGCGGTGTTGAAAACTTTAATACTGGCACACCTTATGTTTATAAGATTGCCTTATATAATGCAAATGCAACTCTAGATTCAACAACTACTGCATATACTTCTGTTAATGAAGTTTCCGGCACTGGATATACAGCTGGCGGAAATGTGCTAACTCCTACTGTGGCCTATGACAATACGACAAATACTGCTTATGTTACTTTTGGGAATGTTACTTGGAATCCTGCAAGTTTTACTTGTAGGGGTGCTTTAGTTTACAATAGCACAACAGGAGCAGCATGTTTTGTATTAAATTTTGGTTCAGATAAAACAGCTAACAGTAGTTTTACAATCACGTTTCCAACGGCAAACTCAACCTCTGCCATTTTAAGAATTAGTTAGGAGTAATTATGTTAAAAGAAACACAGGGCTTTGGTGATCACGCTGTAGCCACATTACAAGCAAATGCCAATATTCCAGAAGGAATGGGCGTTGAAGGTTTTTATCACGTTGAATGCCGTGATGCAGCCGGTAATTTAAAATGGGAAGAAGAGTTTCCTAACCTAGTTGTGGCTGTTGGTAAACAATTATTGTTAGATACATTGCTACGTACATCAGGCACATACACAACAACTGGCCCATTCTTAGGTCTAATCAATAACAGCACAACATTTGCTGCAGCTGATACCATGACTTCAAAAACATGGACAGAACTTACAACTTATACTGTTGGTGGTTCAGCTGTTCGTGGTACAGCAGTATTTGCTGCTTCATCATCAACCGGCTCTACACCATCAAACGTAACAACATCAACTGCAACAGCAATCACATATACAATGACTGGCTCTGCAACAGTTTATGGCTGCTTCTTGGTAACAGGTTCAGGTGCTGTAAGTACTTTATCTAGCACTGCTGGTGTTCTTTATTCAGAAGGTAATTTTGCTACTGCTAAAACAGTAACTTCAGGCGATACAGTAAGCGTTACATACTCTACTACAGCTACAAGCTAAGGAGTCATAAATGGCTCTAGTGTTAAAGGACCGTGTACAGGAAACCGGTACAGCCAATACGACTGTAAGTTTTACACTTGCAGGTGCAGTTACTGGTTTCCAATCATTTGCCAGCGTTGGAAATACCAATACTACTTTTTATACTGCCGCTGATTCCTCTGGGAATTGGGAGGTAGGCGTAGGCACGTACTCAACTACCGGCCCTACATTAACACGTACTACAATCTTAGCTTCTAGCAATTCAGGAAGTGCTGTTACTTTTCCAGGTGGCGTCAATGTATGGGTAGACTATCCATCTGAAAAATCAATTAACTATGACGTTAATGGTGTAGCAACAATTGGTTCTACTTTAAATTATACAGATACAGGTATTATTGCTTCTTTTGCCTCTACTGTAGCTGGATATAATCAAGTCATTCTTCAAAACTTAAGTAGTGCTACTAATGCATCTACTAATTTTAATGTATCAAATAATAGTGCTACATCAACTACAGGGTTTGCAGAATTAGGCATCAACTCAACTACATTTAGCAATGGATCAGGTTGTTTTAATATTGCTGGTGCAGCATATCTAGCTTCCGCTTCTACTGATTTATCTATTGGTACATATGGTGCATACAATATTCACTTTGCTACCAATAGTAATACTACTGATTCAATGACCATCTATAATGATGGTGGTATTTCATTAGGTACTTATGGTGATCCAGGTTTAGGTAATATTGCAGTCAACAAAATTGTTCCTGGTTTAACAATCGTTACAGCAGCAGGTGGAACTACAACGTTAACTGCGGCTTCTACCTACTATCAAAAATTAGTTGCTGGCACAGGCGGTCAAACATTTAAGCTCCCTGATGCTACTACCTTGTTAGTTGGCACAACATTTATTTTTGATAATGACTCTAGTGGGACATTAACAATTGTTGATAATGCTTCTGGTGCAGTTGATACAATTCAACCTGGATCTTTAGATTATATTTATCTTGAAGCCAATGGTACGGTCGCTGGGTCTTGGGGTATGTATGCATTTATTCCTGCCAATTATGACTTTAGCACAACAACTGCTAACTTTGGTACTGCTACAATTACTAACGCTACGTATCAAGGCAATACAATTGCTACAGGTTATGGTGGAACAGGTTTAACTACATTTACTGCAGCTAATAATGCTTTATATTCAACTTCAGCAGGCGCATTAGCAGCTGGTACATTGCCAGTCTTAGCCGGTGGCACAGGCAACACCACAGGTCAAGCAGCATCTGTAGCTAACTCTCATACTGCAGGCACAGGATTAAGTGGTTCATCATATAATGGTTCAGCAGCGGTCACTTGGAACTTAGCTAATACAACAGTAACAGCCGGCTCTTATACATACTCTTCAATTACAGTAGATGCACAAGGTCGTTTAACTGCAGCTTCTAGTGGCACAGCTCCAGTAACAAGCGTTTCAGGTACAGGCGTTATATCATCTACTGGCGGCACAACACCAACAATCAGCATTTCTCAAGCCACTACATCTACAAGTGGTTACTTAAGCTCTACTGACTGGAATACGTTTAATAGCAAAGGCTCTGGTACAGTAACGTCTGTAACTGGTACAAGCCCAGTAGCATCAAGTGGTGGTGCAACACCAGCAATTAGCTTGGCTTCAGGTTATGGTGATACACAAAACCCATATGCATCTAAGACAGCAAACTACTTCTTGGCAGCACCTAACGGCTCTGCTGGCGTACCTACATTCCGCTTAATTGTTGCGGCTGACATTCCTACATTAAACCAAAATACAACAGGATCTGCAGGATCAGTTACAAATGCATTAACAGCTGGCACAGGTATTTCCTATAGTTCTGGTACAACATACAATGGATCTTCAGCAATCACCATTAATAATTCTGGTGTAACTTCAGCTGTAGCAGGCACAGGTATTTCTGTATCAGGCGCAACAGGCGCAGTAACAATTAGCCTTCCGCAAGCAGTTTCTACCACATCAAGTGTACAGTTTGGTTCATTGGGTGTAGGTACTGGCGCATCTGGCACTACTGGTGAAATTCGTGCAACTAACAACGTAACTGCATACTATTCAGATATGCGCTTCAAGGATAAAATCAGTAACATTGATAATGCCCTTGCTAAAGTTCAAACATTAGATGGTTTCTACTATGAAGCTAATGAACTTGCTCAATCTTATGGATATGAAAAAAAACGTGAAGTTGGGGTATCAGCACAACAAGTACAAGATATTATGCCTGAAGTTGTAGCTCCAGCACCAATTGACGAAAACTACTTAACTGTTAGATATGAACGTTTAGTGCCATTATTGATTGAAGCTATTAAAGAACTTAAAGCAGAAGTAGATGCATTGAAGGGTCAATAATGTTTGGGCTTAATACATTTGCTCAATCTCCTTTCAACGCTTTAGGCGGTGGAAATTCATATGTATTTTCTATTTCTGAAAACTTAAAGCCTGCAGATGCCAATACTCAGACATGGACATTTTTAGATAGTATTGCTGAAAATATTGGGTTAACTGATAATAATTCAGAAGCAGGAATATTCATTGAAAGTATTGTTGAAAACATCTTATCTATTGGAGATTCTAGCACTCAACAAAGCACATTTAGCCAGTCTCTATCAGAGAACTTAAATCCATCTAATTCACAATTAATTGCAGCTCAGTTTGCTCAAAGCATAACAGAAGCTATAACAGTTAATGATGTTCTTGTAGCATATTTTGCAGCATTGGATTCTATCGCTGAACCAATTACAATGGCTGATGCTTATTCAGTTATTTCACAGCTATATGAAATAATTTCTGAAAATATTAATAATGCAGATACTCCGTCTATAACTGCACAATTTTCTACGACTATTACAGAAAATATTAAAATTGCAGATGCAATAAGTGTTGTTGCTCAATTCTTATCTAACATCACCGAAAATATTTCTATCAATGATTTAATAAATGTTGGTATTGCATATTTCTTAACAATAACAGAAAACTTAAAACCTGCAGATGCAGAAACTGCAATATTAATTGTTATAGCAAGCATACAAGAAAATATTGGATTGCAAGATAATGAGTCTGTAACAGCTGCATTTAAATCATCTATTATTGAATCTTTTGCAATGTTAGATAAGCTTTATCCATCTGGATGGGTAAAAATAAATGACAGTCAATCAATAACTTGGAACTCTATAAGCAATACACAATCGCCAAATTGGAGTATAATCAGCAACGATCAAACACCAGGGTGGAACTCTGTGAATGATTCTCAATAAGGAAATATCATGGCATCAACCTATTCAACCAGCTTAAGAATACAACTTATCGGAACAGGCGAACAGTCTGGTGTCTGGGGTAGTACCACAAATTCCAATTTGGGAACCATCATTGAACAGGCTATTACTGGTGTTCAAACTATCTCATTATCTGGAACATCGCTGACTCTTACGTCTTTAAACGGTGTACCAGATCAAGCACGTAATGCAGTGTTAATTTTTACTGGCACACCATCAGGCACATTTACAGTAACAACTCCTGCGGTACCGAAGTTATATACCATATTTAATAATACAACTGGTGGATATGGGATTGTTATTACATCCGGCTCAGGCTCTACCATTACCATTCCAAACGGATCAACATATGCCGTATATTGTGATGGCACCAATTATTACAATGCAAGTGCATTTAACTCAGCCAACGTAGCTATTACTGGCGGTACTATTAATGGCGCAACAATTGGCGCAACTACACCTTCAACTGGTGCATTTACCACACTATCATCATCTGGCCTAGCATCACTTAACTCATTGAATTTAACATCTCCATTAGCAGTAAACTATGGCGGCACCGGCACATCAACGCTAACAGGCATAGTATATGGCAATGGTGTATCATCAATGACAGCAGCTACAGCGGCTCAAATTGTAAGTGCAATTGGATCAACTGCAGTTACAAATGCTACTAATGCTACCAACGCAACAAATGCTACAAATGCCACCAATGCAACAAACGCTACCAATATTACTAATTCTGGTGGTTGGAATGTGACTCCTAGCGGAACAAATTTATATTTTAATTACAATGGAACTAATGTAGCAAAACTAGATTCATCAGGTAATTTAACGACAATTGCTAATATCACAGCGTATGGGACAGTATAACTATGACACTTAACTCTTCAGGACCAATTAGCTTAGCAGGAACTACTGCTGGGCAATCAATTGAAATTGAAAACGGTGGTAACGGTACCACAACAATCAGCCTTAATGATACCGCTGTACGCACATTGGCTGGTGTACCATCTGGTGCGATTACAATGCCAACTAACTTTTATGGCAAATCTAATTCAGTTAATATTAGTTACACATATACATCTAATACGACTAATGCGTCTTTAAATGTTACATCTATTAGTGGATAT